TTCCCGATGTTCCGTATCGGCTTTTCTCATACAATCTTCTGCTTTGCATCAGCCACAATAGCTTTGACCGCTTGCTGCAGCAAAGTAATATACAGCCTGTTCCGAATCTTCACCCACCAACTGGTGGTGGTCTGGATTTCCGCTTCCAGTGGGTCTGTGAGGTTCTTCATCTGCGCTTCCACCAGCTTCTGGATGTCCTCCAGGTCGATGGACTTGATGGCCGCTTCGGCTTCGCTCCTGGCAAAAGATACAACCGTATCGGCGACGGCTTTCTTGATTTCTTCACGGTTCATAGTCATTTACCTCCCAAGATCAGTTGTTCATAATCAGTAACACCCCGGGCTACTGCTCTGGCCAGGGCATCCTGGGCAGAGGCCAGGATTTCTTCATCGCCGGGATTAGTGATGAAGGCCAACTCGACCAGGACAGCGGGCATTGCCGTATTGGTCAGAACGTAGAGTCCGTTGACGCCAGGCGTTGCGATTTTCACGCCCCGGTCAGTGGTATCGAGGGCATCAATAATTTGGCGTTGGATACAGTTGGCCAGTATGTTGCCACAGTAACTGTCAGCACAGGCCCAGGTTTCTGTGCCGTTAGCTTCTTCTGCCATTGCGGCATTGCAGTGGATGGACACGAAGATGTCAGCATCACTGTCATTGGCTGCTTCGCAAATTTCATACAGGCTGTCAGATTGAAGCAGTTCTGTTTCTACGCCTGCCGCATTTAGATAGCTTGCAGCGGATTTACCAACGGCCAATGCTACATCACTCTCGCGTAGGCCCGTTTCTTCATTGACGGCACCTGGGTCTGGATGCCCGTTCGGCGCATGGCCGGGGTTCAGGAATACTTTCATTGCTTTTCTTCTCCTTTCTGATGAACAGCGGTCTTCACGGTCCCGCCGATGTAACCGAGCAAGCCAGAAGCGATGGACATGGCCAGCTCGTTGAGGGCATAAAAAATCGCCAAGATCAGTGCCATGACCAGCCCGATGATGACGATGCAGTCAGGGATATTCACTTTTTCAAACATACTTACGCTACCACCTTAATCTGTAGTGTCACTTTTGCATTCGATTCCGAACGCTCTTTTAAATAAGTGTATAAAGTATCAGAAATTTTCCCAGACATTGTTGCCCCTAAATCTGTGTCTATATTATATGTCAAGTCTATGATTTCCTTGATTCCCGTTCCCGTTGTGACTTCAGCCTGACAGGCAGCGTATCGCTGTTCTTCTTTTACCAGGAATATCATCCCTTTATTATCCGCATCCTCGACAACAACAATCCCTTCTATCTTAGGACTGTCCGGACTCTGCGCTAAGGTCATCAGCAGACTTCCTAAAAGGAACTGTGAGCCTTGTCCTTGCAGTGTAAGGTTCACAGTCGTAAAGGGACTGGTGGGAATCAAAACTGCATCTGTGGCACTGACAATCATGCCATCACTAATCGGCATAGACGCAGAAGCATATTGATGATTCGAACTGACAGTGCCCTGTTCTTTACCATTAACTGTGATTTTCCCGACGTAATAATCATTGTCTGCTTTTAGGGTAATATCGAGCATATTTTGATATTCTGTAGCATACACGGCATTTCTATCCGTATCATGTTGCATCGATAACTCTGGATGATTGCAGGTAATCGTAATTTTTTGATGGTCTTTTTGCACCAGGGTTATTTTCTTCCGGGTATCCCCACCAGAAGATACGTTCGCTGTTCCTTCCACCAGTTCTCCATCGGCCGTATAGAACTTTTTTCCCCGAGCAACATCTCCAATTTCAGCTGTCGTATCGGACACTTCACAAAACCTTGCTTTGCCTCCCGCTGTAAGGGGTAATAATATGGATGGAACTTCCGTATAATTAGCTCCCGCAATCTTAACATCAACCTTCATGACTCAGTCCTCCTATTCAATGGTCAGCACTTTGGTCAGACTATCCTGGAATACTGCTACAGAGGTCAAAGAACCGGTCACTTTCGCTCCGTTAATATAGGCGGTTTTGCCCGACACAATAGTACTCGCAGCTGCGGTAGCATCTGCCGTATCCACCACACTGGCCTTGCCGGCTACTCCCAGAATCGTCACACCTGCCTTGATGTTATCTGCAACCAACTTGGCTTGTTCCTCGCTCGGGATGGTAACTGAGCCTTTGCCATTATGGTAGCCTGCCGGGATAGTATACGAACCGTCCACCTTGCCAATACTGCCACTGACAGCCCCATTATCTGGCATAGCGCCTGTCACTGAACCGGTTCCCAAGAATGCAGTTTTCCCATTCAGGATATCCGCAGATACTGCAGTCGCCCCCGTTGTATCATAAAAAGTGGCGGCTCCCTCTCCTTCTGCTAGTGGAATCGAAACTTGAGGGACTTCTGCATACACTACGGAATTGATTTTTAAATTTTTCGCCATGATGTTATTCTCCTTTACTCAACCTTTAACTCATATCCATTGAAGCTAATTCTGCCATAGTTCGACGGAATGGCAGCTACCGTAACCCGCTGCAAGGCATCGTAGCCTGCATCTGGTCGGATGATTTGTTTCTCTTTATTAGGAATGACCACCTTCTTTTGATAATTTCTGGAAGGTACCACCGGCATGGATAGAATCCCTTGCAGAGTACTTATTCCCTTTATAGTGCCTTTATACTTATCCATGGGTCGTTACCTCTCCCGTTATAATAAAGGGACTGGGTGGAATGATCGTGTCTGTATACCCAGAGTCCAGCACCAATTCTACATCATACCAATAGGTTCCAAATGGAAGCTGTGCTGTATCTTCTGGTATCAGGATCAGAACACAGTCATTTTCTCGGCGCAGAATACCACTATCCAGATGCTTTTCTATCACTGTCTTTTCATCTGAAAGTTCCCGCTTAACGGTAAAAGCAAGCTGATCATCCGGACCTGGGATAAAGATGGCACCTGTCACCCGGTCCCGAATAATCAGCGTGATTTCAGCAGAATCCCCTCTTGTCAAAAAGAGCCGGTTTTGAATGACCGAAAAACCCATTCTATCACCTCCTACTCATTCTGCCGTTGCTCAATCACATCCAGGCGATGCTGTACGTGCCCCGTAGCTTCTTCCACCCGGGACAACCGCTCTGCCATCTGCTGCCGTTTGGATTCCGTATCGGATAGTTGCCTGCGCAGATGATCAATGCACTCCTGCAGGCTCCGTACTGATTGATTTAAGGGCTTGATGACGCTGAAATTGAAGATAACGCCGCAGAGCATCAGGACCGATACCAGAGATGCGGCCATCTGTAACCATTCAGCCATATTTCTCACCTCCTATCCCGTCCGCTGAAATATGTACACGACAATAGACGGCTGCATATTGTTGTGGGCTGTACCGCCCCCGGCATTTCCTGTATCAAAGGTATGCGCATGTTCTCCATTCCAGGACGTATTCCCAGACCAGGTGCGGGAAGCACGAAATTCTACTACGACGCCATCTTCATCGCCATCATATCCAGATTTAGCATCATATCTGGCAATTCCGCCTGGATAAAAGGAGCCTCCCGGCGCAGGTAACCCCTGTTGGCCACGCACGGCATCATCTCCCCCAAAGTTCCCCCAGATTTCCATGTCCCCTCGGTTATGATTATGTCCACCACTTTTAGCCGTTGAACCACTGTGCTTGTGAATCGGTATTTCCGCCAGGGTATTGGTGTGCTTCTCTTCGCCCAGCTTGTCCCCGGCCTTGTACATTGTCCCGCTGTCTGCTGCCCCGGCTCCGATCAGGCACCGCCCCATGGCGAAGGCCACCCAGGTCGTACCCGGCCAATACGTTGCGGGATTCTTCCCGTCCGTAGAAATGTAGATGGCATTGACAGGGAACGGACAAGCCTGGATTTTTGCCACAGCCTCTTCGTCCATATCCGCATAAGTGACCTTGCCCCAGCTGCCGTTGCTGTGCAGGACCGTATTCAGCTTCCCCGCAGACGGTGACGGGACCATACCGCTCTGGCCTGCTGTCTTTTCGCCGCAGCCACTGAAATCCGGCAGGGCGATATCCCTCGTGCCGTCAAACAGCACCCGGTGGATTTTCCGCCCCGTCTGCAGCTTCGACGCACTGGCCGCATTGCCGCTGATGCCGCTGGCATGGGCCTTGGCATCGGTCAGATGGGCATTGATGTCGGCTGCCGTAGCAGAAATCCGCTCATAGAGCCGTGCATCATTACTGATCAGCTGGGACACGGTCCTGTTCTGCTGATTGAAGACGACGGGGTCTTCCGAAAGATACTGGGGAAAAAGCACATCATAATCCAGCGTATTTTCTACGGCTTCTGTTGGCCGGACTTCCTGCCCGGCCCGGTCCGGAAAATCTGCCGACCACTTCTCCTTGATATACTCAGCCACTTGCCGTCACTCCTTTCCCGGATACAATCGTCGCTGTCGAGAACGTCGCCTCGCCATCCCAATGGATCTTCCCGTTCCAGGAATAGCCAAGATAGATAGCATAGCCCAGATGGGCCGGCTTGTAGATGTCGAGCTGGGCAATCAGCTTCGAGAGCGTTTCCGTATCCTTGTCATTCATAATGCAGTACACCTTGAAATAATATTCTTCGTTCACTTCCTCGATGTGGCCGACGCTGTACAGGTTCACGATGGAGTTCATGAAATCCACCGTGGATACATCCACATGCTGCAGCTTGAAGAGGATCCGCTGCCTGCGGAATTCGTCGGTATCCCCGTCACCTGGTTTGATGCCCAGAAACGATTCATAGAGTGGCAGTGCCCAGGTGGCTGTGTTCACGAAGAAGTTGTCCGCTAGGTCCTGCAGAGCCAGCCGCAGTTGGTTATGCTCCGTGCTGCAGGTATCCGCCGTCTTTTTGAACATCGGGGCTTGCCCCAGGAATTTTGGCAGATAGTCCAGCACATTAATGGGCTGCTGTCTCATCCACTCATTCGCTGACAAGGTTCAGCACCACCTTCCCGACTACCGGGATCTGCTCATTGGTCAGGCGGATATTCTCCGCCTTGCCGCCGAGTTTCAGGTTCCGGTAGTCTGTAATCCCATTCACACTCAGGATGAGCCGCCCAATCTGTGCCAGGCTGACATAGGACAGGCTGAAACCTGTATTCTTGAAATAGGCAGACACAGTGGCCGTCACCGCATCCGCATTGACGGTGCCGTACACTTCTGCCGTAATATCTACGGATACGGGTGCCGGAGATACCACGGTCACGGTGGCCCCGATAGGCCGCTGGGATTCGATGTACCGGGCCACTTTCTGGATCAGCTCGCTGGAGGCCGATTCATTCTCTGCCGTCACGATGATGACTTTCACCGTACCGTTCCCGTTCCAGAGCGGGATGACCTTGCAGTTGCCAACCCCGTCCACGGACATGGCCCAGGAGCGGTAGTGGTTGGCGTTGCCGGACGTGATGGGCTGGCGAACCCGGAACAGGAGCCGTGCCAGGAGAGCCGCATCGGTTTCCTCATCGGCCCCATCTGTGCATTTTTCCGGATTGGTCACACTGTACACGTTGGGAATGGAATAAGGGATTTCCGTAATCGTCCCCGGTGCCACATTCCCTTTCGCCCCTGTATCTGCGGCCTGGACAGCAATGTCTGCTTCCGTTCCATCAGATGGAATCGTAGCAGATTCTGTCGTGTAGAACCGTAGCCCGTCTTTCGTCTGGAACAGGCTGCCACGTATAATGTAGGCCCCGGACTGCCCGGAGACCATCACTTGTCCATTGGCTTTCACGGCCTGTTTCCTCTGGATGCCGAATTCCTCGGCCCGGAGCGTCAGATAGTCACCCCAGGCAGTTTCAGCAAACGCCGCGTCCCGGAGCATGGCCATCTCGGCATAGCTATTCTCGAATTCCACAGCATTGGTATCAATCATATCCCGGGCAAAAGAACCCTCGATAGCCGTCTTGTCCGTATCGGTCAGCGTGTGCAGGGTCTGCACCATGCGGTTCTCGATCTGGTCTTTTGTCTGGGCATCGAACAAATCGCTCATGCAAGGCTCCTTTCTGCGGTAACTGTGATGCTCTCGTCGCTGTAAATGGATGTCACATCCACCAGAATGAACAAATCATCTTTCTCCCGCTTTTCCACATCCACCCGGTTGATCCGGGCAATATAGGGATTGACGACCAGCCCCTCCCGGATGTTCTGGCAGATCTGGTCTGCCGTATAGACGTTGTTGGGCATCGTTCCCTGATAGGGTTCAATGGTAATGCCGTATTCATCATGGTAGGCCAGATACCGGTATCGTTCCGTCATTAGGGCTTTATAGATCCACACCTTGAGAGCTTCATCTTCTGTCACGGTGATGTTGTTCCCGTTCTCGTCATAGCGGAACCGATGTTTCTCAAAGTCATAGCCGTATTCCGAAAGGAGCGGCAATATTTCTCTGGCGCGGGCATCTGCTCCGGATGCCAAGGCCACAAAAGGATCAGCCATATCCGTCCAACCTCACAATCTCATCTAAAATCACATACTGCTGGATTTTTCCGTTCACCAGCATGGGCATGATGGCGACTTTCATGCCCGGCTTCAGGGTATCCGTGGTAATCACCGAATCGGTGTAGTCGTTATGGATGTCGTGGTTATGCGACTGATACGCCGCATCCCCGCTGCCGCCTTCCCGGTTCTGGGTAGCCGACACCAGATGGCCGCGGGCCGTTCTTCCGTAGCCTGCCAGAAGGTAATGGGAAATCCACAGTTCCTCTTTGGTCAGGACGATGCCATTGTATTTCACCTGGATGTCCGGCGGGGATTGGAGTATCTCGCCAATCTGGATGGACGGGCTGTTGCTGCTCCTCGATACCTGCTCCATGAGGTTCAGCAGGCTGATATATGGATTTTTCTGCATCTCCCGTCACCCCCTCGATGTCTTGATGATGGTCGCCGGATAGTAGTCGCTCCCCATGTCGATGCTTCCTTCGTAATGGTGGCAGCACCCGTACACGCTTGAACTGTTGCCCCAGCAGCCGCCATTTCCATCATAGGCCACGACATGCCAGTTCGGGTCCGGCTTGCTGTAGCGGTTGTACATGATGATGTCGCCTTTCTCCAGCTGTGCCGGGTCGTAGGGAATCGCCAATCCCTGGGCTTCGGCATCGGCACGGAGCTGGTCACAGCCTTTGACGTTGCTGTTATATTCCTGGGCGGCAAAGGGCGAATACCCGGCCGCGGCAATCGTCGCCCGGTCCACACAGCCTTCAGAGCCATAAGGCGACACGGTGCCATCAAAACTTTCCATGCAGGAATCCACTACATCGCCTCCGGCCGCGTTTCCGCCCAATGAAGTACCACTCATACTGCCTGAATTGGTTGTTTTAGGTGGTACGTAATCCGGATTGGCGTTGTAGGACGCGCTATCGAGTTCCTGCTTCTGCTCGTCCAGCAGTTTGTTAAAGACTAAGTGCAAATCCATCGTGTGCTTGTTCCCCTCAATCCGATGACTGTCCGACTTGATGAAGAACCGCCCTTTGAGCTGTTCTTCCTGGATATCCACAGAAAAACCGGCAATACACTGGATATGGCCGAGCGCCTTGACGGACATGTCATGGGCAACGGTCTTCAGCATGGCCCGGGCCTGCGAGGCATCGTCCTGCTTGGGGTCGGCCTTGCAGATGGCCTGGATGGTGCCGAATCGTTCGATGTCGGTGCCATTCGGCATCTCGCCTTTCGTCTGGCCCGCACTGTCTACGACCACCACTTTCGACACCATGTCTTCGATGGACTCGGACACAGATGCCCCGGTGAGATTCGTTTCATCGCTGATGAGGAAGTTCTCCACCACCTGGTCATTGGTACAGACCACATTCAGCTTCCCGTCCGTCATGTAGATGTGATACCCCTTGCCATCTTGTGCCGACTGGTAAGACAGGGCCTGCTTGATGGCATCAGTTGCTGAGATGTCATCGGCAATGAAACTGCACACCACAGAAAGGTCCGGCATCGTCCCGGCTTCAATCGAAAAGTCATGGATGGTCTGCCGGATGGCATCAGCCACGGTCACATTGGCGTATTTCCGGGTAATACGGGATTTGGCCAGATAGATGATGTTGTCGAAAGCCACAAAGCGCATGGCATAGGACTCGCTGTCCCGGCTCCGGGAAAAGATGCGCCCCTGGAAAACGGGGTACGTCTCCTGCGTGACCTCATCGGTATAGGAAAAACACACTTCATCTCCCAGCTCCAGAACGGCATTCGTCCAGTCCTTGTCTTTCGTGGTATAGGCGATATCAAATTCCAGCTTTCTCCCGGCCTGCTCCACATCGCCCGACCAGGTATAGGAAAGGACATAGGCAGACAAGTCCGTGTTCTGCGGTTTATCTGCCTGCTGGTTTTCCGTATCGGCCTTATTTATCTTTGCCAACTGGAACATTTTCATCATTCCTTTTCAGGTTCATGGTCGTCAGCCGGATGATGTCCCCCGCCGATAGACCACCGCTGCGGATGATGCTGCGGTAGACCTGGAACTTGGAGAACTGCTCCTTATTGAGCGTGACCGATTTCCCGACGGCCCGGCCTACGACATTGCCGATGCTGTCACCCGGATAATAGGTGATATTCTTCTTCAGCTTCTGCCAGAACGACTCCGGGCGTTTCTTCAGCCCCGTTGCCGGATCCGTTTTCCCTGTTTCCGCCGCTGTGACATAGCGGTATTCCGTCAACGCCAGTTCATAATACACATCACCACTGCCGTCCTTTTCCCCGAACTTGAAGGAGCTGATCAGGCAAGGCATGGAGATAGGCGTGTCCGATACCGTGAGCTGGCAGACCTCGCCGCCTGTACGCATGGCTTCCAGTTCGGCGATATAGGTATAAGGCGACAGCGTCATCATGGCAAAGGGATAATCCTGGGCCGGGAAAAATCCCGCCAGCGTCAGGGACTTCAGCCCGGTCCTGCCTTTCATGAGATACTCCCCGTAGTTGTTGATATTCACCGTGCCATGATTCGTATTGACGGAAACCATCAGTTCCGAAGGCAGCACGGGAAAGGTCACGACAGAGCTGCCTGCGGCCAGGGAAATCGTCAAATCCTGTGACGCCTGCCAGATAGCATTCAGGATGGATTCTAAGAATGATGCCATCAGATGGTCGCTCCTTTCATGCGGTTCATGCCGTACAGCCGGATCTTTTCCACCAGCTTGTCGGCTATGGCGTCGATGTCCTGCTCGCTGCGGACGTTCATCGTATCGATGCGGATAGTGATGGCGTGGCTGCCTGCGTTCATGGCCTGCCGGATGCTTTCATCATGAGGAATCACGGTACTGCCGTTTGGCAGGTGGACCAGCTCGCCCCGGCGGTCTTCGTTGATGACCGCAAAGCCGCCGCCAAAGTTTTCGACGCCTCCGGCAAAATGACTGATGGGTTCAATATTGAATCCCACATGAGTCGGCGCCCCGCCTGTCAGAGACGGGATGTCAATGGACAGGCCGTTGACGCTGGCAATGAGTCCGTTCACCTGGTCGATGACCCAGTTCACGCCGCTCCGGAAAGTATCCTTGATGCTCTCCCAGATGCTGGAAGCCGTTTCGCTGATGCCGTTCATGGCCCCGTCCCAGACCGAAACAACCCATTGCATCCCGGCATCCACAGCATCCGACACCGCCTGGATGGCCTGTTCGATATACTGAGAAACTGTATCCCAGTTGCTCCAGAGGAGATACAGCCCTGCGATGACGGCAGCGATGACAATCAGGATGGGATTGGCCATCGCTGCTGCGCCGACTGCCCGGATGACCGTAATCATCATCCTGCCCACGGTCAGGAACGTACTGCCCATGCCTTTGGCAACGATGGCGATGCCTCTTGCCACGGTGATAAGGCCCTTGAACTGGGCAGCCAGATACTTCGATACGCTCCCGGCCTTGCTGATGCCCGCGGCAATGGAGCTGAACGTCCCGAAGGCCCGTCCGCCTATCGTCAGCACCCGTCCCAGGGTGGAACCGAAGAGCTGGAAGGTCACGATGCCGAAAGCCACTTGACCGATTAGGGCCTTCTGCTCCGGCGTCAGCGACCGAAACCAGGCCGCCAGCTCCTTCACCCGCAGGGACATGGCCTTGAAATAAGGGGTAAAGGAAATAGCCAGGTCCATCCCGGCATTCTTCAGCTGGTTCATGGCAATCTGCATCTGCTCCGACGGGGTCAGCATCTTCTCATAAGCTTCCCGGGTCATGCCGGCAGACTGGGCCATCTGGTCCATGACCGTATCGAAATCCCCGGCTCCCTTGCCCGTCAGGACCAGGATGCTGTTCAGGCCCTCGACAGAACCAAAGAGCTGGGCCATCTGTTCAGCATCGCCGCCCGTGGCCCGCTTCACTTCGTCCAGGAACTTCACCCATCCTACGCTCTGCAGATGAGCCGCGTTGAACTCAAGGCCAAGGGACTGAGCCAGTTTCGCTGCTTCAGAAGACGGCTTCAGGATGTTGCTGTAGGCCGCCTTGAGTCCTGTAATGGCCTCGCTGGTCCGGATGCCGTTCTTGGTCAGGACGGCGATGGAACCGAACAGTTCCTTGGTGCTGACATTGAGCTGTGCCGTAATGGGGATGACATTGCCCATGGACTGGGCCATCTCGCCAAAGGATGTCTTGCCGAAGTTCTGTGCCAGGAGCATCTGGTCCGTCACCGCCGTGGCTTCCTCTGCCGATTTCCCATAGGCATTGAGGACGGTCGTGACGCCGTTTACGGCGGTTGTCGTATCCGTGAACCCGGCCTTGGCGGCAATGGTCATATCCCGGACGAAACCTACAGCGTGGCCGGCATCGACACCCGCTGAGATGGCCTGGTAGACCGATTCGGAAAGGTCGGCAACGCCCGCCCCGGTCTCATCGCTGACAGCACGGATTTCATCACTGACCTTCTGCATGGAAACGACCGTCGTATCCACCAGGGTCGAGATCTTGGCGATGCCACCCGCAAAGTCGCTGTGCAGCTTGAAGCCTGCCGTCGCAGCCGCCAGGATGGGTGCCGACAGCAGGGCCATCTTGTCCGACAGGCTGGAGATCTTGCTTCCCGTCTGCTCGATGCTCTTTACCGTCCGCTTCTGGATGCGCTCATGCTCCGTCAGCTTGTCCGACAGGCCGCTGACCGATTGTTTTGCCGCCGCCATCTGGGTCTTCATGGTTCCCAGGCTGGCATTGACGCTCCGCACCGTCGGCGTGAACAAATCCCGCAGCCGGATGGCGGCATCAATGACGTTATTGGCCATGCTGTTTCACCTCACTTTCCATCATCTGCCTTATTTATCTGCCTCATTCTCTTGCTATCTGCCTCATTTTATGTTAAAATGTGGCAGATAATAGAAAAATGAGGGAGATTTTTATGCGGACATTTAACTACTCGCAGGAAATACAAAATTTACTGACACCTGAGATCGTCCAGCTTCTCACCTGTATCCATGAACACAAGGGACGGCAGGATTTATTTCTGGAAGCGAATACAGACGAACTAAAAACGCTGGTAGACGTTGCCATGATCCAGAGTACAGGGGCTTCCAACCGTATCGAGGGAATCCTCACCAGTGACAAGCGATTAGAAGCACTGGTCAGCCAAAAAGCTAAACCGCATAATCGGTCTGAACAGGAAATTGCTGGATATCGTGAAGTACTCGCCTTGATTCATGAAAATCATGACTATATTCCTCCTGTTCCTAATGTCATCAGACAGCTCCATCGGGACCTGTACGCTTATTCGACAGGAGCTATAGGAGGAGACTATAAAAATGCAGATAACGTAATTGCAGAAACAGACGCACAAGGGCATCAAAAGGTAAGGTTTATCCCCGTTCCTGCCTTTCAGACAGCTGACGCTATGGATTCTTTATGTCAATCGTTCCAGAATGCCTGGCAGGAAAACATAATGGATAAATTGCTGCTGACTCCCATGTTCATTCTGGATTTTCTCTGCATTCATCCATTCAATGACGGAAACGGACGGATGAGCCGACTTCTGACACTCCTTCTTTTATATCGTGCCGGCTACATCGTCGGGAAATACATCAGCCTGGAAATGCTGATTGAAAAAACGAAAACCACTTACTACGAAGCTCTTCAGGCAAGTTCTTCCGGCTGGCACGAAAACCAAAACACCTATGCGCCTTTTGTGAAATATTATTTGGGCATCATCATAAAAGCATATGATGAATTCGAAGATCGGATCCAATATCTGGTAACCAGAAAGATTTCCAAGCCAGACCGGATCAAAGCCATCATTTCCCAGACACTAGGAAAAATCAGCAAAAAAGATCTGATGGAACGCTGCCCAGATATCAGCCAGGGAACCATAGAACGCACTTTGTCCAGTCTAGTAAAAGAGGGCTATATCATCAAAGTCGGCTCTGGTCCGGCCACAGCATACATCCGCAAGCGCTAAAAAGAACAGCAGACTACACTATTTTGTGGCCTGCTTTTTCTTTTCCCCTTCTTCCATCTCATACCGGATAAAAGCGTACAGCACCTGCCGTTCACCGTATCCCAGTTTCATGACCGCTGACGGCAGCAGGTGATGCTCCCGGAACAGGAGATACATCGCCTGCACTTCGCCATCGGTCTGAATCAGTTTTTTACGGCTTTGTCTGCCTTTTCCTGGGTCGTATAGCCGTTGAGTTCTGTAATCTGCGCCGTAAGGTCGGCGATTTCGCCTGCCAGGAAGAGCTTGCGGATGATATCGCCAGGGAATACGGCCCCGAATTTTTCCAGCAGGTCCTTGTTCTTGAGGTCCGGGTCGGCAATCCCCGCCAGAAGTGTCTGGGTCTGCATCTGATAAATATCGATGTTATCGGCACTGCCGTTGGTGAAGTCCACGGCCATCTTCTGGATATCCGCATATCGTTCCGGGTCGATGGCCCGGAGCGTGATGACAAAATCGAACCCGAACAGCTTCGAGAGCCGTTCCATCTTCACTTTCTTTTCAGGCCGTTCGGCCAGCTTGTTCACTACATCTGCTTTCAACAGTCGGTCTACCATATTCATGTGCTTGTTCTCCTTATGCTAAATCCAAGAGGTCCCAGTCCGAGAAGGTGAAGCTGTAGCTTTCCTCACCCATCTTGTCCACTTCCCAGTCGGCCAGAATCAGGCTGTCAAAGGTCGCATCCTTGATGACGATGCGTTCGCTGCCGATGGCATCCTTGTCATCCAGGACGGAAACGATGGTCACGACAGTCTGCCTGCCCGCCTTGATGTTGTCGTTCATCTTCCGGATCATGTAGCTCGACACCTTGTGCAGCTTCAACTGGCCTTTGCAGTCGTATCCTGTGACCTTGTAACCCTTGCCTACATGGCGGAGCATCTTCACTTCTTCCTTGGTCAGCGTGACCTCGGCCTTGAATGCCGTTGCTTCGGCCATGAGGTCGCCGTCGATATACAGGTCAGCATACTTACCGTTCATGACCCGTTTGGCTTCCATACTGTTCATCCGGCTTCACCTCCTCAGATATTGATGGTAATCGTCACGTCTTCCATGGCATCCAGCAGCGATGCCTTGACGGCGATGAACACATTGCTGCCGATATTGGCCAGCTTTATGTCCATATCGGACATGTCTGCCAGTTCCGCCTTGGTGTATTTGCCGTTGGATTCCAGCCATATCTTCGTGGATTCCACATCGATATAGGCTGTGTTCTGGTCCTGTTCCAGCAGCCCTTCCTGGGCCAGCTGGTCAAGATATCCCTGGATGGCCGTCACCAGGAGGCAGCGGTTCGCATAGCTGTTGGCGTACTTCCCGAGGTAATGGTCCTGGGCCGTCGTGCGGATGTCATCGTGCATCATGTCCATCAGGTCCACGAGCTTGATTTTCTGGAAGCTCGTCCCCTTGTCCTGGACGGTGGTCACCAGGGAGTTGATGCCCCGGGCCAGTTTCACCTTTTCACCGTCAAAGAAGAAAAATAGCTTTCCTGCCCCGGCCATGGTGTCCATTTCCTCTTTCGTCCAGACATCACAGCCGATGACTTCCGGCAGCGGTGCGTAGGTGCAGGAAATCGTCATGGGCGTCCCGGCAATGATGCCGGCAATGCGGCTGCAGTACTGGGCCGTCGTATAGGTCTTGCTCTTCGTGCGGATGGTCTTGTTGACGAAGTTGATGACGCCTTCCGTATCTGCCGTACAGTCTGGCAGGACGGCCTTGATCATCTTGTCTTTATTGGTACGCATCCCCTTGACCCAGGTGGCGATGGTATCGATGTGCGACGTTCCGATGTCCGGAATGACCAGGTAATCGAAACGCTTGTTCTCGATGACCTTCAGGATATCCGTATAGTCTTCGGCTTCACTGCTGATGATTTCGGCGATGACCTTCTTCGGGCTGTTCACATAGCCCCGGAGCGCCAGTTCCAGCTGCTCCCGGTTGCTGTCAGACAGCTCCTTGGGGATGTCATCTGCCGTGTACAGGTTCACTTCCGTCACCGAAGGCAGTGTTTCTTCCTTCAGGATCATCAGGACAATGCCGCGTTCACTGCGCTCGATGGCGCTGATGCCTTTTTCCTTGAACACGACATTAATGGATGGCATTTTCATGTTTCGTTGTCTCCTTTCCCCGATACCGCTGATGCAGCACCTTCATCCGTTCGGCTGCTTCCGTTTCATCGGCGGAATCGTAGTACTGGACGGTCAGCGTCAGCCGGCCACCATCGTTGTCGGGCCCGATGAGTTCCTCGTTCATCGAGCGGACAGCAAAAAACCTGTCCTGGACGGCAATCCCGTCACGGAACAGGTCTTCTGCAGCAGCCAGCACTTCATAGATGACTGTGCTGGCCGTCTGCTTCTGCGGTATATAGGTGATGTAAATATCCGTATCCCGGTACACTTCCTTGCAGCTCTGGGGCGAAGCCACTGTCATCGTCTTCAGGAAAAACGCTGGCGGACGGAACCCTTCCTTCACTTCCTGCAGGTACACGGGATACGGGAACCGTTCCTTCAGCTTCTGCTGTATGGCCTGCAGGATGTCGATGTCATGGATCATGTGCCGCCTGCTTTCTTCAGGAGCTTCTTCGCCAGTTTCTCCAGGCCCGGCTGCAATTCCCGGGCTTCGAAGGCCTTGACGGATTTCTCCGTATAGTGCTGGCCTTCATAATAGCCAACGGTCCTGCCACCCGGCGTTTTCTTGACATGACCGTTATTGAGCAGGTGATGGACCGGGTGCCGATTGACCAGTTCATAGGTCAGCTCCGAGCCGTTATAGCCTTCTACCTTGTGCTTCCAGCCTTTCTTCAGCTTGCCCGTGCTGCCTTCCGGCGTGTTCTTCACGCATTCCTTCCTGAGCTTGTTGCCAATCGTCACCAGGCCCTTTTCGGCAGTGCCGGGAAACTCTTCAATGACAGAAAGCAGTTTTTCCGAAAGGTCATCCAATCCTTTGACCTCAAAGTCATTTCCGCTCATGATCCGTCCCCCTTACTTCTTCCGTGCAGTACAGTTCCAGGGCTTCGTGGCGCATGTACGGGTCCACGATGGTATCGATATCGTACAGGTGATTCTGGTACTTCACCTTCATGTCGTGGGTAACACCCGGTCGCCAGCGGATGGTGATTTTGCTGTACTCCGTGTCCGCCTTGCGTTCCATCTCATAGAACACTTTGCCCCGGGCAGGCTCAATGGATGCCCAGCAGCGGTACACCACGACGTCGGTCTGGGTGTCGAAGCCGTATTCATCTGTCGCCGCCTGCTTCCCCAGAATTTCAATTCGCTTGTTCAAAAGCCCGGTCTTCATAGGCATCTCCCTTTCAAAAACAGCTCCGCCGCACCCCGAACAGCAGCCACCGCAGCCGCTTCAGCAGGCCGGAATAATCGGCTTCTTCCCGATGCTCGTACAAAAAGGCGGCGGCATAGAGGATGGCTTCATGAAACACGACAGGATTCTCTTCGGCATCCGCTTCCTCGCAGCGGGCCAAGTCCAGGCACAAGGCCTGGGCCGTTTCCAGGGAAGACAGGATGACGTCATCATTGGACGTATCATCTTCATCAATCCGTAGATATTCCCTGGCTTCTTCCAGGCTGACCAGCATGACTTATCCCTTCGCCTTCATCTCAAGAGCCTTGACCGCTTCCTTCAGCATCAGCATGCCATCGACGCGCTGGCTGGCGAGGAAGCCGATCTGGCCGTTAGCGGCATACAGCTCATTGAGGCGCTTGAAGGAGCGGTATTCCCTATCGGCAATCCAGTAGTAGCTGAAATCGCCGAAGAGCATGGGACGGTTGCCGGCCGCCAGTTCCGGGGCAAAGGATGTGCTGTAGCAGGGGCGGTTCAGGATGGTATCCGGCGTGCCGGCCGTGACGGACGGCTGCCAGATGTAGTTGCCGTTGTTGTCTTTGATTTTGCGGAGTGCCTTGATTGTAGCGTCGTTCAGAAGCCATACGGCCTTGCGGCGGTACGGGATACGCAGGGAATGATACAGGTCGATGACATCATCAAAGGTGATGGATGCGCCATTGGCCGTCACGCCCAGTTCCGCAGACGGGAACACGCCAGTCGGCTTGTTCTTCCCGTCGCCCGTGAGGAAAGCTTCTTCTTCCTTCGTGCCGATACGGCGGGCAAATTCGCCAGCGATATAGCTTTCCAGGTCGAAAACACTGTCATTCAGGAGTTCTTCCGACACACGGATAGCCGTCCCCAGCTTGTACGCCCCGATGGACTGCTGGCCGAAGGTATCCTGACTGTCCGGGTAGAGGCCGTTCTCTTCCATCCAAGCCGCTTCCCCATGTCCCGTCACGACAGGAATCTTGCGGTCGCCGCTGGTATGGATGACCGTCGCCAGGCTGCGGAAGAAATTCTCTTCCTGGAGCTTGTCGATGAGCTGATGCTCAAATTCATCCGGCACCAGGTAGCCGCCATCGGCATCCGTGCCAATGCTCAGGGCGTTCTGCACATCAATGAAGTTCTTATGGCGAATGCTGTCCCAGAAGGCTTTCTGGTAGGCCATGGATGCACGGCCTTTCTTTTCCGGGGCCTGGTTCCCGGCACCGGGCTGTTCCGTGATGGGAGAAGATGTCGGTTTCGCCATATCCGCGTCCATGCGCTGCTGGCGTTCCAGGCGGTCGATTTCCTTGCCCAGGTTCACCACATCTTCTTCCATCTTGTCGTACCGGGCAGCGTCTTCTGCCGATACCATGCCGTTCTCATCACGGGCCATATCCAGGAAGGCTTTCGCCGCATCCCAGAGGTTCTTGCGCTTCTCGCGCAGTGCTAAAATCGTATCCATTGTATTTGTCCTCCTGTCAATGAATGAGCAATGCCAGCCGTTTCTCTAAGAAAGCGGCTGGCACTTTCTGCAAGGGTTTCTTGGGTTTCAGTTTCTGTACAAAGGAATTCGTCACCGTGACCGGGCTGTACAGCATGGCTTCCGGCTGCTGTTCTCCGTCTTCCTGGTCAAACAGGATTTCATCGGCAAAGCCCAGTTCCACGGCCTTCCGGGCATTGAGCCAGGTCTCGTCATCCATCATGTGCGAAATCTTCGTGCGGGCCAGGCCGCTCTTGATTTCATAGGCATTGATGATGCTCTCCTTGACTTCACTCAGCATGCCGATAGTCTTTTCCATCTCGGCTTTATCCCCATACGCCAGGGTCGCCGGATTATGGATCATCAGGATGGCCACCGGCGACATGCAGACCTTCGTCCCGGCCATGGCGATGACAGAAGCAGCCGAAGCCGCCAGCCCGTCAATCTTGACGGTGACATTCCCGGGATAATCCATGAGCATGTTATAGATCTGAGCAGCGGCAAAACAGTCACCGCCCGGGCTGTTGATCCAGAGGGTGATGTCGCCGCTGCCCGCATTCAGTTCTTCCTTGAAAGCCTTCGGGGTCACTTCATCGCCCCACCAGGTCTCGTCCGAAATCTGGCCGTCCAGGTACAGCGTCCGTTCACTGCCGAAGGCATCGGGGGCCGCATTGGTCACCCACTTCCAAAATTTATGTTTCATTCGTTTCTCCCTTCTGGGCAAAGGCCCCGGCATCCTTGAGCTTGGTCATGCTGCCGTTCACCAGGTACAGATTGCCGCCTTCCTCATCGGGTACGGGATTCATGTCTTCCATCTCCCGGATATCATTGGCGGACAGCCAGCCGTTCTGCCGGCCGATGCTATATCCGGTCATGCGGCTCTCATAGTCGCCGCGCATGAGACCGTTCACATTGAACTTCAGGAAATACTGCTTCTTCTCTTCCGGCAGGAACAGGGCTTTCTGCATGGCCTGCTCCCAGCGGATGACCCATGGGTCCAGAGTGTATTTCACGAATTCCATGGACTGTTGCTCGATGTTATTGAAGGAACTTTTCTCCAGGTCGCCAATCATGTGCGGCGGGATGCGGTAGAGCCGGGCAATCTCATCGAGCTGGAACTTCCGCGTTTCCAGGAACTGTGCTTCTTCCGGCGGGATGCCGATCTGCTGGTACTTCATGCCTTCTTCCAGCACGGCTACCTTGTGCGCGTTGCCTGTCCCCCGATAGACAGCATTCCAGGAATCCCGGACTCTGCCCGGGTCCTTCAGAACGCCTGGATGCTCCAGTACCCCGCTGGGACTGGCCCCGTTGGCAAAGAAAGACGCACCGTATTCCTCGCAGGCCATGGTCATGCCCACGGCATTGCGGGCCATGGCAATAGGCGAATAGCCGACCAGGCCGTCAAAACCAAGGCCGGGGATATGCAGCACTTCTTCCTTCTGCAAGGCCACCTGCCCGTATGGTTTGACATTCGGATTCTCATCACCCGTCTTGGTATACAGATAGAAAATCTGTCCCCGGTCATCCCGACAGACGGTCATCTTGTCTGGACGCAGCGGATAGAGTCCCTGCACCCGTCCCAGGCGGTCCCGGATGATCTGGGCGTAGGCATTGCCCCAGATGAGCAGATGGCTCATAAGCGTTTCCCGGAAGATGAACGAGGTCATCTCCGGGTTCGGCTCATCATGGAGCAGACGATACAGCGGATGGTCATAGACCCGCTCCTTGCCGCCCGGCGTGTAACGGTACAGCTGGAGCGGCAGGGCTGCCAGGGTTTCCGCCAGGATGCGGACGCAGGCATACACTGCGGTTGTCTGCATGGCCGTGAACTCATTCACCGTCTTGCCGCTGGCAGAAGGGCCGAACAGATAACGGAAATCCGTGCTGATGTAATAGTTCTGAGGCTTATCCCGAGTACGGAACAGGCTGGATAAAAATGGGATATGCATGAAAACCTCCTGAAAAGGGATACTTAACCTAGTAATTGATAGTTTACAAACACGTTTTATTATTGGTAAACTATTTTCATAATAGTAAATCTCAGAAAGGAAATGAGCACTCATGGGCAGAATAACTATTGAAAAAAATACGGTGCAAGAAACATTAATCATTCCCCTCTATGCCAGGAAACTTGGCAATGAACTCTTCCCTCACATTCTCCTAGACCCTTATGCGGATGACGTAATCAGACATCTGAATTACGATTTTTCTACGCTTGATAAAAAGAAAGGTTCTTTTGTTTGGAAGTTTGGTGCCTTAGAAGGTATTCTTCGAAGCAAAGCTATTCTTTATGAGATGCAAGACTATCTATCTTCCCATCCAGATGCGGCTGTTGTGAATATGGGATGCGGATTAGATCAGACCCCTCGCTTAGGAGATAACGGAAGAATGAATCTATACAATATCGACAGGAAAGACATTATTTCCATACGAAATTCGCTTCTTCCCCCTATTGGCCGAGAAATCAATATCGCGGCTGATTTAAATGATGATACTTGGACTCAATACATTGATGTATTTCAAGGAGTTTTCCTGTTTGCAGCCGGAGTGTTTATGTATCTCAGAGAAAAAGAGGTACATCAACTTATTCTGAGGCTAAAGGGTGCCTTTCCCCACGGTTGCCTCGTATTTGATACTATCGGCAGCTTCGGTATAAAGGTACTGATGAAGAGAACATTGAAAACAATGGGAATACATGGCATAAAGGGAATGTTCTACTGCAATAACCCACTTCATGATCTAAGATTGGACGACGACATTAAGGTATCTGTACGAAAATACCTGACCGGCTATGTAGACCTGAAAAAGGAAGGCATCTCTCCACTTTTAAGGGGAATGGCGTATCTTTTCGATTGGGTGTTCAGAATGAACATCTGCCAAATTACCTGGTAATAAAAATCAAAAAGCAATAACACCCCGTTCGTCATAGACACTGCCGCTGCCTATCCCGTTGCGGATGCAGCGGTCCAGTGCCATGATGGACGCCACAATTCCGTCGATTTTTTCGACGGATTTTTCTTTGTCCGGCTTGATGTTCCCCGCCGGGTCCTGCCGCATGACGACGTTGCCGGCCATCCATTTGAGGACGGGATTGCCGCCATGGAGGATGTTCCCTTCCATCAAGAGCTTGAACAGCTCCTTCGACGGTGGCGACATATCCTTGAATCCCTGGCCGAAAGGCACCATGGTAAAGCCCATGTCTTCCAGGTTCTGCACCATCTGGGTGGCGTTCCACCTGTCGTAAGCAATTTCCCGGATATTATAGGTTTCTCCTAAACGTTCGATGAACTTCTCGATGAAACCATAATGGATGACGTTCCCTTCCGTTGTCTGGATGAAGCCCTGCTTCTGCCAGACGTCGTATAGGACATGGTCCCGGCGGCACCGCAGTTCCAGCGTGTCTTCCGGCAGCCAGAAGAAAGGAAGCAGGATGTATTTCTCGTCATCGCTCCGTGGCGGGAAAGCCAGAACCAGGGCCGTGATATCCGACGTACTGGACAAGTCCAGCCCGCCGTAGCACATCCGTCCCCGCAGGAAGTCCCGGTCAATGGGAAGATTCCCCTTGTCGTAGACCTGTTCCGGTATCCATCGGATGCTGGCCGAAGTCCAGATATTGAGCCGGAGCTGCTTGAAGACATTCTCCTCCGCCGGATTTTCGACGGCATTCCGATACGATTCCCGGACTCGGTCAATCTGTATGGTGTGGCCCAGTGACGGGTTCGCCTTGTACCAGTTCGCTTCGTCCGTCCAGTCTTCCTCATGCTCCAGGCCATAGACCACCGGGTAAAAGGTAGAATCCTTCTTCCGGCCCTGCATCAAATCCAGGGCCTTGGTATGCAGTTCGTAGCAGATGCTGTTCTTGTCATTGCCCGCTGTGGTGATGATGAAAAAGAGCGGCTGCTCCCGGGCATCACCGGAGCCTTTGGTCAGGACATCGTAGAGCTTCCGGTTCGGCTGGGCGTGGATTTCATCAAAGACTAGGCCGGACACATTGAGCCCGTGCTTGGTCCCTGTTTCTGCCGACAGCACCTGGTAGAACCCGGCGTTGCGGTAATTGATGATTCGCTTCCCGGCCGACCGTATCTTGGAACGGCGCATCAGGGCTGGACTCATCTCGACCATTTGCCGTGCCACATCAAAGACGATGGAAGCCTGGTTACGGTCACAGGCCGCACCATACACTTCGGCACTCGGCTCGTTATCAGCATAAAGAAGGTACAGGGCGAGGGCGGCAGCCAGCTCGCTCTTCCCGTTCTTCTTTGGTATCTCTATATAGGCCGTCAGGAACTGCCGCTTCCCGTTCTCCTTGACGATGCCGAACAGATCACGCACAATCTGTTCCTGCCAGGGCAATAAGAGAAAAGGCTTCCCGGCCCATTTTCCTTTGGTATGACAGAGATGCTCGATGAAAGCGACGGCACGGTCAGCCTTTTCTTCATCATAACGGGAAGCCGGCAGCATGAACGCTGACGGCTTATATACAAACGCCAAACTTGTCACCCCCTTAGCAGCAGTTCCATTTCATCCGTTTCTGTTTCTGCCCCGTTTTCTTCCCCGATCATGCGGCTCCGGGCAGACGGAGTCAGGCCGAACTGCTCACAGAACTTCAGCATGATTTTGAGGTTCGTCTGGGCGATGGACACCTGAGGCACCTGCTGCAGGTATCCGTTCGGCGTCCGCACCATATCCCCATGCTGGGTGATGAACTCTTCGGCCCCTTTCCACCGGGCATACGCCTGGCAGTATCCGGCAAAGGCCATCATGTCCAGATGGGTCAGCATCCCCATCTCAGCGAGAACTTTCCCCAGCCGCTTCCATTCTTTCTTGGCATCATCCTCCAGCCAGTCCGGGCAACGAGGGAGCCGTCCCTTTGGCATGGGTTCCTTCTTATTGAGGGGACGATGACCGGGATTGCCTTCCAGCACCTTGAGCGCCGTCGGCTTCGGTTTTCTTCCTCGTACAGCCAATGGCGCTCACCTCCCAATAAAAAAGCCCTTGCGGGCTGTACGGCAGAGAAGGCCGCGGCTGCAGCCTTCCCCGATTTTCTTTTACCATTTCTAAAGAAAATTTATGCATTTATTTTATGGCAAAGAACAGGGCCTTGCGGCCCCGTCTTCAGGATTCCCTTACTTCGTGCTTTTCAGGACATCGACCAGCCATCCAGTGCTTGGATGGGTTTCCCCGGTTGCTTTTTCAAGCACCTGTCGATCTTCCTCGATATAATGAAGCCCCTTGCCGACTTTGATGAACCGGGCATCTTCGTAGCCTTTTATATCGGTCCGGTAAACCCTTGCCGTGCGGCTTTCGCCATCGTAGCTTTTGCCATCCCATCCGCCAAAAGTGAAGGTCACTTTTTCCTTGGTAGCCTTGAAATGGGTTTCAAAATCAGCCCTTGTTATGGCTGTTTGGTATTCGCGGAGTTCGAAATGGTTGCAGAGTGCATAGATGTTTGTCATGGTAAAATCCTCGCTTTCGTGTGCTTTTCCTCTAGGGCTTGTCCCCTTTGTCATGTATATATATCACTCTGAACGCACATAATAGCAAGTCATTTATCCGATATTTATGCATCTTATTCGATGACTTCCCATTCATCGGCTCCGGGTACCAGCCCAAGACTGCTGCCCGTATCCCACTGTACATGGATGGTTCCGGCATCATCGACGAACTGGACGGTGCCTTCAGTTCCCCTGGGCGGTGCCTGCCTGTCATCCATGGCGATAAGCCGCACCCGCGTTCCTGCCATCCGTTCCCGGCTGTGCCGCAGACCGTCCCGCAGGACGGACAGGTCGAAACCGAATTTGCGGTAATCCCGCTCCATGTTCTGGTAGTACCAGTCTTCCGGGATGCCGAACCGGCGGTCTTCGTGCATGATATACACCAGGCCGTGGATTGTGCCGCTGTCTGTTTCAACGGGGACGGTTTTCTTGTAATAGAACCGCGGGAAGCCTTCATAGACATCGAGCCGCCGTTCATCCGCCGAAGAAATGCGCCAGAAAACAACCGGCACGAAGGCATCTGCCTTTTTCTCGATAGTGGCGTAACATCCTGTCAGGGAACCTTTGAAGAGAAGTTCATAGCCCCGGATCCGGCCCGTTCCCGCAAGAACGGCATCAGGACTCCGTCTTGCCATCTGCGCTTCACTCATGTTGCTGCCGTAGGCAATGTAGATTCTTTGTTTCATCGCTCTCATCCTTTCTGAAGGGAATGCCCTCCTACCACCCCAAGGGCAGCCGAAGCTGCCCGGAAGGCTATCTCCTTCAAGCGGCGGCATTGCGCCATGCGGAGTTGCCTGTGAGGTGTTTTAGGAAATGGAGGCGGCAGGTCTTGAATTCGTCGCCGATGAGTCCGAGCCGGAGCATCCAGCACCGGAAGGCGTATTTCTCATTATCCGTCTCGGTCTTCCGTGCCGAGGCCTTCTTCTGCATGAGGGCCTGATGGGCGACAGCCAGGCAGAACTGGATGTATGCCTTGATTTCCCCGGCGTGAAGCGTCCCGTTGAAAAGCCGGAACTCGACGGTTCCCTTGGTGAAGGTGGCGTGCAGGTTCAGCCCGTGGTAGCGGGTGCTGTTGTAATGATGGTTCCGTCCGTAAGGTGCTTCCTGATACCAGAGGTCGGCGATGCCGTCCATGGTGACCGGCTTTTTCCGGTTGAGATCCTTCAGGAAAGCGGTGTTCGTCTTCCGGCAGTACCGGCTTTCCCGCGAGGGTTTGATCTGGAGAGCGCGGTAAATCATGCCTTCCTTGCTCGCCATGATGTTCACCAAGTTCCGCAGGGTCTTTGCCGTGAACCGTTCGGCCCCGACATGGATGTGGATGCCACAGGACTTGTTGGCAAAAGCCCCGGCCTTGCGGAGCGTCCGCACCAGCTCCTGCAGCTTCGGGATGTCTTCGTAGGAAAGGATGGGGCTGACCACTTCCGTGCGGTAGAAGCTGGAAGCATCCGTAATGTTTCCGTTCACCTTCTTCTGGGGAACCAGGCTGGAATCGTTCACGGCTTTCCATTTCCGTCCCTGTTCATCCCTTGCAGTGTAGGTATCGTAGGCTCCGCCTTCGTGCCGGCTTTCCGTCCCGAAGAAGCGGGCCATGAGGCTGGCGGCCCGGCTTCTCGTAATCCCTGTCATTTCCATTTCGATTCCAAAGTGCAGTGTTTTCATAATCATCTCTGTCCTTTCTATGTGTGCGTGTGTTCTTTCGGTACACTATATATCACTCTAAAGGCACACAATAGCAAGCTATTTTGAGAATAATTATGAATTAAATCGAAGGTTTACAGGTTCGGATGCCGACGTTCCTTCTGCTTTCTGGCATGAGCCATAGCCTCTTCTTCCGTGCGGAAGGCGCTCCATCCGTTCAGGTCTTTCAGCAGGGCCATGCGCGATTCGTGGCTGGCTTTAGTCCCCATGCCGATGCGCAGGAGCCACATCCGCAGGTAGTATTTCTCGTTTTCCGGCTTCCGTGTGGCGGGCTGGACCCGTTTCGCCTTTTTCGCCGCGCTGACCATGAAAGCCGCCAGTTCAATCAGGGCGCGGTTCTTTACGGCATTGCCAGTCGCGGCGAAACAGAATGTCACCGTGTCTGCGGCAATCAGGAACCCCTGTCTTTCCTTTCCGTAGTTCTGATAGATGGCAAAGAAGGATGTCCTGTCTTTACCTGATTCTTCTTTCAGGTCTTCCACCAGCCTGTCCGGCACATGGATGTTTTCATGTCCTGCAGCCCGGTTCAGCAAGTGCTGCTGGGCATGGAGCATGAAGACCAGGTTGCGGAGCTGCGCCCCGTCCATGCCATCAACGGGGACCTTGATTTCCATCCTGTCCGGCTCCGTTGCCGTCTGCGGCAGTGCTTCCGATTCTGGCGTTTCATCCTGCTGTGTCGGTTCTTGCGTTACTTCGGTTTCTGTTCCTTCTTCCGGTTCCGGCTGCGGAAGGATTCCGGCTTCCTGCAGGAAAGCCGTGATGGCAGCTTCTGTCTTTTCATCATCGCATTCGATATCGCCGCTGCGAAGGATGCGGAAGCCCTGCCCTTCGTAGGCAAAGGCCGGCGTCCCGGTGTAATGAAGCTTTTCGCTATGGTTGAAAGGAATCAGCCGTCTGGCCAGTTCCTTGCGGTCGTTCAGGTTCATCTGAATTGTCATGGTCTATGTACCTCCTTGTTTTGCTAGTACATATATCACTCTGAACGCCGATAATAGCAAGTCATTCTTGCACTTTATCATAGGGAATTTTCTCATTCCCACGCAGTACAAACACGCCTTCACTCCCGCACTCGCTGATATACCGCTTCACGATGACATCGACGAACTTCTCGTCCAGCTCGATGCCATAACAGATGCGGTCCGTCTGCTGGCAGGCCATGAGCGTGGAGCCGGATCCGAGGAACGGGTCCAGGACGATGCAGTGGCTCATGGACGAGTTCTGTATGGGATAGGCCATGAGCGCCACGGGCTTCATGGTCGGATGTTCCTTGCTGGCTTTCGGCCGGTCATATTCCCAGATGGTTGTCTGCTTGCGGTCGGAATACCACTGGTGCTTCCCGTTCAGCTTCCAGCCGAACAGGCACGGCTCGTGCTGCCACTGGTACGGACTGCGGCCCAGGACCAGGGCGTTCTTCTTCCAGATGCAGCAGCCGGACAGGTAGAAGCCTGCGTCCTTGAATGCCTTGCGGAAGTTCAGCCCCTGCGTATCGGCATGGAACACATAGATGGATGCATCCCGTTCCATGTTCTGCTCCATGTTGACGAAGGAGCTGAACAGGAACTGATAGAATTTATCGTCCGGCATATTGTCGTTCTTGATTTTCCCGGCCGTTTCTTCCACGTCCACATTGTACGGAGGATCCGTCAGCACCAGATTGGCTTTCTTGCCGTCCATCAGCCGTGTGCAGGTTTCCGGCAGCGTGGCATCACCGCAGATGACGCGGTGTTCCCCTAGGAGCCATATATCTCCTGCCTTGGCCATAGCCGGCTGTTCCAGTTCTCCGTCCACATCGAAGTCATCTTCTTTCACTTTCTTGTTGTGGACTTTGGAAAAGAGCTGCTCCACTTCCGGGGCTTCAAAGCCCGTCAGGTCTACATTGAAATCGACGCTCTGCAAATCCACGATGAGGTCGGCCAGGAGCTGTTCGTTCCAGGCGCCGGTGATTTTATTGAGCGCGATATTGAGGGCCTTGACCTTGTGTTCGTCTTCGATATGGACAACCACACACTGGACTTCTTCATAGCCCAGTTCTTTCAGCACAGTCAGGCGCTGATGCCCTCCGATGACGGTCATATCATAGTTGACGATGATGGGTTCCACATAGCCGAACTCCTGGATGGAGTGCTTGATTTTTTCATATTCCTTGTCGCCAGGCTTCAGCTGCTTCCTTGGGTTATATGCCGCAGGCTTCAGCTGGCCGATGGACAGGACTTTCCATTCCATATCCGATGTCTTCATACACGGTTTCCTTTCTGGATGCCGCGGCAATGGCGGCTCCGTATCCGTTCAGATGATGCCAGCGGCAATAATTCCGTACGCTGTCCCGTGATAGCTTCGTTTCCCGGGCGATGGCCTTGTATCCCATCCCCTGTTTCCGCATGGCTTCAATCTGCCTGCGCTGGCAGTCATTCATGAAGGTTCCCTTCTTCCTAGCAATAAAAAAGCTCCGGGCCAGAAGCCTGGAGCTGCCTGATATTCGGTTGAAGACCGTCCTTATATCCCCCCTTATGAATTTCGCGGTTTTTCCCATTTGAGGGGGCGGCGGTCATGGACGGAAGGGCTGCGGAGATTGACATCCCCCCGCCCCGCTTGTTTTCAGTACCGGTACTCGATGTCCCGGTCTTCGGTCATCGTCTTATGGTCATGGCAGCTCTTGCACAAGGGCTGCCAGTTTTTCTCATCCCAGAACAAATCCGGGTCGCCGCGATGCGGCTTGATATGATCTACGACGGTTGCCGGGACGAACCGTCCCTTTTCCTTGCAACGGATGCACCAGGGATGACGTTTCAGAAAGAACTTCCTGGCTTTTTGCCATTCCCTTCCATAGCCACGCAGCACGGCGTTTTTCCGTTCGCCCTGGCACCGATGTTCATGTTCATCACAATATTTTCTTCCATATGGCACCAGCCTCGGGCATCCCGGATACTTACACGGTGTCCGTGGTCTTCTTGGCATTCGTATCATCTCCGACATCAAAAAAGGACCGATGGCGTTCAAACCTCGGTCCTTCATTCTTTTTTTGCTGATTATAGTATATCTTACAGAAGCCAGTGACATCAAGTGCTGCTTTAGTGACATTTAGTGACATTCTCCAGGAATCTCGATGTGTCTCAGGGCTTCGTCATGCAGGCGGTACACCTGGCGGACATGAAGCCCCAGGGCATCGGCAATGGACGCCCAATCCTTGAAGGCCAGGTAGCGGAGTTCCAGGACGACTCGTTCCCGGGCATCCGGCACCCGGCTGATGGCCTTCATGATGTCTGCCTTGAGTTCGACCAGGCCATCGATGGCTTCATCCACTTCCTGTTCCATATCCATCATGCGGGCGATGGTTTCTTCCAGCCGATGCGGGTTGGGCGTCCCGCTCGGCGGCACCGGGCTGAGTGTCGATGATGCCTTGATGGCCAGCTGCCGCAAAGCGGATACCTGCTCCAGCTTGCTGTCTATCTGTATGTTGATGTTCCGTGCCTGTTCCAGGTACGCTTTGGCTTCCATACGTGTTCCTTCTCCTTCCGGTTCCTGCTTCATAGTATACCCCCATTTCCCGTTTTCGTCATGCCCAGGTCAGCTTTCACTGCCTCAATCAGTGCGGCCTGGGTTCCGTCTTTGTGTTCCAAGACTTTCAGGATGCGTTCATCAATCGTATCCCTGGCTATGATGTGCTGTATGATGACTGTGCGGCTCTGCTGCCCCTGCCGCCAGAGCCGGGCATTGGTCTGCTGGTATAGTTCCAGGCTCCAGGTCAGACCGAACCAGACCAGGATGGAACCGCCCTGCTGAAGGTTCAGCCCGTGTCCGGCAGAGGCCGGATGGATAAGAGCCACGGGGATCTTTCCTGCATTCCAGTCGGCGAAGTCCTGCGGCTCCTTCAGCTCCCGGGCTTCCATCCGCTGCCGGATACGTTCTTTATCGTGCTTGAACCAATAGGCCACCAGGACCGGTTTCCCGTTGGCGCTTTCCACCAGGTCTTCCAAGGCATCCAGCTTCCGGTCATGGATGGTCACCACATCCTTGTCATCTGTATAAATGGCACCGTTCGCCAACTGCGAAAGCTTCAAGGTAAGCGACGCGGCATTGGCGGCTGTGATTTCGCCGCCTGGAAGCTCCAGCACCAGGGTCTTCTTCAGTTCGTCATACCGTTCCTTTTCCTTCTCGCTCAGTCTGACTTCTTTCGCTACGCTCACCAGCTCCGGCATTTTCAAGTAATCGGTCGCCTTCATGGATACGGTGATGTCGGCAAGCTGGTGATAGATGGCTTCTTCCGCTCCCGGCAGGGGTTTGTAGGAATACACCACCATGCCATTGCGCTTATCCGGCTGGAAGTACAGGTTCCGGTACTGGCTGATATATCTCCCCAGCCGCTTTCCCATATCCAGGATGCGGAACTCGGCCCAGAGATCCATCAAACCATTGCCGCTGGGTGTACCTGTAAGCCCGACGATGCGTTTCACCCTGGGACGCATAGCCTTCATAGCCCGGAACCGCTTCGACTGGTGGTTCTTGAAACTCGACAGCTCGTCCAGGACGACCATATCGAAATCAAGACGGCTGTTCTCATAGAGCCAGGCCAGGTTCTCGCGGTTCACGATATAGATATCCGCATCCTGCTGCAAGGCTCTTCTCCGTTCTGCCACGCTGCCGACCACGACGGAACAGGAAAGACATTTCAGGTGATCCCACTTCTTGATTTCATCCGGCCAGGTGTCTCTCGCCACCCGCAGCGGAGCGACAACCAGCACCCGCTGTACTTCAAAGGTGTCATACATCAGGTCCCGGATGGCCGTCAGCGTCGTCACCGTCTTGCCAAGTCCCATGTCCAGGAACAGGGCCGTGACGGGATGGGACTTGATATATTCAATGGCGTATTTCTGATATTCATGCGGCATGAACTTCATGCACCTCCGTCCCCTTTCCCATCGGGCGTGCGGGCGATGGCCTTCAGGACAGCAGGGATGTCCTCCATGGCATCCAGGACGAAGACCTGGCAGCCCAGTCTCCGCAGCATAGCATGCCGCTTCAGCTGCAGCGGCCTCGGCTTCTGCCCCGGCGCCTTCACTTCCACGAAGCCCATCTTCCCGTCACCCAATAGGACCAAGCGGTCCGGCATGCCGGAAAACGATGGCGAAACAAACTTCACTGCCATACCGCCTGCCTTCCTGGTTTCCATCACCAGATGATGTTCTATCTCTTTTTCCCGCATCGGTATCACCTCTTTTTTACAGGGGTGCAGGTCGTTGAAGGTCGTTCCGCAAACTTTCCTTAAAGGCATTTTTTCTATTTTTCAGCCCTAAAGGGAGTTTATGGATAGACCTGCACCGACCTGCACCCTTCCCTTTTCTCACAAGAAATCTGTGACTTTCAGTTTCAGTCCGTAAATGAAATACCCGGCTTTCCGCTTGCGCCTGTCGAACCCGGCTTTCTCCAGGGCTCCATAAAAATCCATCGTGCTGCGGGTATACTCGTTCATCTGCTGGCAGTACAAGCGGTAGGCCGCATAAAGCGCCCCGGACTTTTCCTGGCATGATGGATCCACATCGCAGCAGTCTTCCAGGAAATGGCGGAGCCAGTCATTCTGCCCGCGGTATTCCTGGATAGCATCCCGCACACATTTCGGCATGGTCAGATGGTACTCGCTGGCAATGACCTTCTCTGCCCCTTCGATGATCCAGCGCAGGATAGCAGGACCGGCTGTTTCCACCAGATAATCTGCATAGTTCTTGATTTCGCCATGGCCTTCAAACTGTGCCTTGAAGGGAATGACGATAAGCCGGCGCCATGTTCCTTCATCACTGGCTCCGACGCGCGGCAGATGGTTGGTATACAGGACCAGCGTATGGGTCGGTAC